TCTTGCCCGTCATATATTTGTTTTAGTTTTAGCCTATACAAATGGGGATACCATGTAGGTGAAAACCCTTCCGAGGCTCTACTTACATCATCTATGACATAGAAACGTTTCAGTGCAACAGTATAATCGTTTAGTGCATATTCATCTTTTAGATGAGGTAATTCAATAACATCACCTGGCATTAATTTTCTTCCAATAGTTTTTACACTATTTCTTATATGAACTGTCATGAATAATGTGTCGTTATCTAAGAATAATCCAAATTGACTAAGGTTGAAATCTATATCTTGTACATTGTAAATACCGCGTAATGTGTAAATGTCAGGATCATATTTTCTGTCTCTATTTTCTAGAAAAAGTAAGTCTTGGATATTTGTTTCCGAAACATTATTATATCTAGGTGCATCTGCTGTTGCATCATCACTTTCTGGATTTTCAGGTCCGAGGTACTTGTGTATTAATACATCAGTACCTCCAATAGTAAACATTTCTAGGATTTGTCTGTCTAGAAATTCATAATCTTTTCCACGTTCTGGTTTATATAAACTAAGTCTCGGCATACTCGTATTTATCGTTAGATAAATACTTGTGGAGAATATAAGTATGTCAGTACACGCTACACAAAAACAAGAAATATTTGACTATGTTAACGCATTTTTAGGCGGAGGAATGGTCGATGTTGAACTAGATCCTATCCATTACGAAACTGCATTGAAAAAAGCGTTGTCTAAATTTAGACAAAGATCCGACAACAGTGTTGAAGAAAGCTATTTATTTTTTGACACAGTTGTTGATCAAAACGAATATACATTACCTAACGAAGTAATAGAAGTACGCAAAATATTTAGACGAAGTGTAGGTTCACGCACAGGTGGCGGCGACGGCGGCTCTATATTTGAACCTTTTAATCTAGCATATACAAACACATATTTGCTTGCAAGTTCCAATATGGGTGGACTAGCTACATACGATTTGTTTAGTCAGTACCAAGAACTAGTAGGACGTATGTTTGGTTCATTTATCGAATTTAAATGGAACTCAACTTCAAAAAAATTAACCTTACTTCAACGCCCTAGAGCAGAGGAAACTTTAATGTTGTTTGCTTATAATTATAGACCAGACAGCGAACTACTTAATGATTACTTAGCAAGCCAATGGATTAAAGATTATACACTTGCAGGTTGCAAATATATGTTGGGTGAAGCTAGAGAAAAATTTGCTACTATTGCAGGTCCGCAAGGAGGGACTAGTCTTAACGGTGCAAGTTTGAAGGCAGAAGCACAAGGTGAAATGGAAAAACTTGAATCAGAAGTTTCATTAGCTGTACCTGGTGGGACAGGATATAGCTTCCTTATAGGATAATATCGGTTGACAAGTACATAGACATATATTATAATAAACATATTGTAATGAAAGGTCGAGTATGGTTATCGGAATTTGTGGATTAATAGGAAGCGGAAAAGACACCGTTGCAAACTTTCTAATAGAAAACCACGGATATCAAAAAATTAGTTTCGCAGATTCTTTGAAAGATGGCGTTTCAACTGTTTTTGGTTGGGACAGAGATATGCTTGAAGGCAGGACAACCGAATCTAGAGAATGGAGAGAACAACCAGATGAGTTCTGGACGAAAGAAACTGGCAAGGAAATCACGCCTCGTCTTGTTTTACAGCTTTTTGGCACTGACTGTATGCGTAATGGGTTCTTTGATGGCATATGGGTTAGTTTAACTAAGAAGAAAATTTTAGAAAACCCACAAACAAATTTTGTTATTCCTGATGTACGTTTTGCTAACGAAGCACAAATGATTAAAGATATAAATGGAAAAGTATGGAGAATACGTAGAGGACCAGATCCAGTTTGGTTTCGTATGTATCAAGATATAGGTGTAGAACCAACAGATGTACATGAAAGCGAATGGCGCTGGGCAAATGTACCTTTTGATGCTATTATTGACAATTTTAATACTCTTGATGATCTCAAAAGTCTGGTTTCAAATCACCTTGCTTCCACCGAACTCCTTCTTTCTGCATAATACGTTGACAGTTTGCACATATAGTTTTAAGATTTAAAGGCGAACAATTATTTAAATTTCCATCAACATGGAAAACATTAAATTGTTCTTGGTGTGTAGATTTATAATTACACTTTTCACAAAATGACTTCTTTTTATATCCAGCCTGCTTCCATTTTGGTATGCCGTGACTTACACCTCCATGGGTTAAACACATTTCACATTTTTTTCGGTAGTAAACTTTACCACCTTTTTTGTAATTTACTGCGGCAGGTCTAAAGCCACATACACATAATGGTCGCATATTGTATTTACCTCACCTTTACCTCACCTTTTTTAGGTGTTAACAGTACTGATTTTTCTATCTGATGGCTAAATAACATTAATAAAGAATTTTGAATTCATAGGAGAATTATAATGGCATTAACATCACCAGGAGTTCAGGTTAGTGTAATAGACGAAAGTTTTTATACTTCGGCACAACCAGGAACAGTTCCAATGTTGCTTGTAGCATCAGCACAAGACAAAGCAAATGCATCTGGAACAGGCATCGCACAAGGAACTAGACAAGCAAACGCTGGTAATCCGTATCTAGTTACAAGTCAAAGGGACTTAGTAGAACTATTTGGCGAACCAGTATTTTATACAGATACAAATAACAATCCAATACACGGCGGAGAGCTTAATGAATATGGACTTCAAGCAGCTTATTCATTATTAGGTGTTAGTAACAGAGCATACATTGTTCGTGCAGATATAGATCTAGCATCGCTTACACCTAGTGCTAATGCTCCTGCTGCAAATCCACAATCAGGAGAATATTGGTTTGATATTTCAAGTTCTTTATATGGAATTTTTGAATGGAACGGTAATGCTGTAACAACTACTAATGGACAAACATTCACAAATAAGACTCCTAGAATTATAAATGCACAAGGTGATGTTGTTAACTTTAGTGGAGGAGATTACACTCCTAAAGCATCAATTGGTGCTATTGGCGAATACGCATTAGTTACTGTTACAAGTGTTAATAAGTTATGGTACAAAAATAGTGCCGGAACATGGGTAACAGTTGGTAGCTCTGCCTGGACAGCTAGTTGGCCAACAGTAAGAAGCGGTACAAGTAATCCAACAATTAATCCTGCAGATTCATTTAATATCAACGGTACTCCAGTTACAGGCTGGGGAGGAAACTCAGTAACTGATCTTGCAAGCTATATTAACTCACTCAGCTTAGGTGCTGGTGGTGCAGGCGCAGTAACCGCAGCAGTAGTAGATAATAGACTAGAACTTTATAGTGCAGGTAATGCAATTACAATTGGCGCAGGAACAGGTACTATACTATCAGACCTTGATATAAGTGCAGCAACATTCCAAGCTCCTGCACTACAAATTAGTACACATACTAATGTGCCACAATTTAAAGTAAGCGGCACTAACAACCCAACAGGATCTATATGGATCAAGACAACGCAACCAAATGGTGGTGCAAAGTACAGCGTGAAACGTTGGAATGCAACAACTTCGCTTTGGGAAACACTGTCTGCACCAATATATGCTACAAACCATGCAGCTCTATATGGATTAGATGTAGCAGGAGGCGGAAAAAATTTACCAGTAGGATCTCTTTATATACAAAGCAATCCAACAGAAGATAGTCCAACAGAAGCATCTTTCAAAATTATGCGCAGAGCAGTTTCAGGTGACACAGCAATTACTAGTTCGGCGATTACAGGACTTAGTATTACTGGCGGTGCTGGAGGCGGCGCAGTATATAACTTTGATATTCAAGAATCTATTGTTGGAAACAGTGCTCTTAATGCAGCAATTACTGTTTCATTTACTGCTACAAATGCAACTACAGATGCAGAAGATATTGCAGCAGCTATTAACAGCGCAGGCTTTGTGAATATTGTTGCAAGTGTAGATAGTTCTAATAAGCTAACTATTTCTCATACAGCAGGTGGTGAATTCCGTATTGCAGATACAGACGGAGCATTAGCTCTTATAGGTTATACAGCTTATAACAATGCAACATCAACAGGAACACCTAATCTTTATGCTGCACCAGCTGGTGACACAACAAATGATTTTGTAGCAACAAACTGGAATGTATTATCATATACAGCTAGTTCAAATGCTCCAACTTCATTAACAGACAATAACACACTATGGTATAATAGTGTAATTGATGAAGTTGACATTATGGTACATAACGGTACTACTTGGGTAGGTTATTTAGATTCAACTAGTCCGTACTATGCAGCTCAAGCAGGTAATCAAACTGATCCAGCAGGACCAATTGTTTCTGCAACACAACCTGAAGAACAAAGTGACGGCAGTGATCTTAAGGAAGGCGATATCTGGATTGATACTTCGGATTTAGAAAACTATCCTAGAATTTACAAGTATAACGTTACTTTACTAAGATGGATCGAAGTTGATACATCTGATCAGACAACAGAAGATGGTATATTGTTTGCAGATGCACGTTGGACTAATGCAGGATATGATGCAACTAATGTAGCATCTAGCATTACAGACTTGTTAGTAAGTAATTACTTAGATCCAGATGCTCCAGATCCAGCACTGTATCCAAGAGGAATGCTACTGTGGAATACACGTAGAAGCGGATTTAACGTTAAGAGATTTGTACGTAATTACATCGATTTAACAACAACTAATCCAAGATTCAACAATGAAGATATGAACGATCTAGCAACAGGTCAAAAATACTATCCACATCGTTGGGTAACAGAATCAGCTAACCAAGCAGACGGATCAGGTTCTTTTGGTCGCAACGCTCAGCGTAAAGTGATTGTACAAGCATTACAAGCTGAAATAAACAGCAATGAAGAAATTAGAGATGAACAGTCAAAGCAGTTTAACATTATTGCTACTCCGGGCTATTCAGAACTAATTGGAGAAATGGTAACATTAAACTATGACAGAGGCTTAACAGCATTTGTACTAGGCGATTCTCCTGCAAGATTGACTAGTGATGCTACTTCATTGTCAGAATGGTCAACTAATGTTAACCAAGCAGTAGAAGATAATGCAAATGGACTTGTTAGTTTTGATGAGTACTTGGCTGTGTTCTATCCATGGGGTATAA